TGGCTCAACTTCAAGGTGCACTTGGGAATGCTATGGGTACAGATATTGCTGATGTCGTAACTGGTGCTCAGTATCTATTAAGAAAAGCATTGCCGGGCGACTATGCCCGTGCAGTAAACAATGCTACTGGCCAAGTTCTGAACCCTCGTGAAACCCTTACGTTTGAAGGTGTAAACCTAAGACAGCACCAGTTTAACTGGGAACTGTTTCCAAATAACCCAAGAGATTCGGATGTAATTAAGAATATTGTTTATCACCTGAAACAGCACTCTTTGCCTCAAACAGCAAATCTATTTGGAATCAATTCAGCGTTTTTAAAGTATCCATCTACTGTGAACCTTTATTTGCTTGGTGTAAATGGAGAACACTTCATGAAATTTAAACCTGCTATGATTCAAAACATTACAGTTGATTATGGACCTACGGGTGGCGTATCGATTATGAGAGGTGGTAAACCAGCAGCGATAGGACTTGGTATCCAGTTATCAGAGCTTGAGGTTGAAACAGCACACGATTATGGCGTTGCTACTCCTCCGCCTGCTACTGCACGAGCAGAAACTCCTCCTGCTGAAGCAAATCAAGGTAACAATAATGGGACGACAATGGCATGACAAGATATTTTGAAAAATTTCCAGAAATTGAGTACCTCGGTGTTAAGGTTAAAGACATCACTCGCCGTAATACGTTTACAAAAGAAGTTACAAACAATCCACTTCTTTACATGCCTTATACTGTTAAGGAAGGCGAGAGAGCACAGGATATCGCAGAGTGGTATTATGGCTCTGTAGATTATGAATGGCTAGTTTATATGGCTAATAACATTACAGATCCATATCACGAATGGCCTAAATCAAATTACGAGTTCAATTTATTCTTAATTGACAAATACGGTGAAGCATCAGGACTCACGGGTGAGAACATTATCGACTGGACAAAAGACGATAATGACGAGAACATTATATATTATTACAAAGAGGTATAGTAAATGGCAGTAGAAATTGTCAAACTAGCGCCGGAATCTTTCCGAACTATTTACCTTCGTAAAGAAGATCGCGTGATCTTGCGTACTGAAACGGGTCGTAAGATTATTATTAAACGAATTATTCCAGATGAATGGAAACCTTGGAAGATTTACGACGAAGAATATGCGTTGAATGAAAATAAGAAAGAAATATTCCTAATCGATAGAGAATATCTGCCGCGCGTAGAACAAGAATTTATTAGAAAATTAAGAAATAGCTGATGTCACGTAATCTATCTCAATGCGAAGTCGTATCCTGCCAGATTGTAAACGAGTTTGATCCCAAACGCGTAGAGGATATTGCTCAGTTTATTACTGGCTTTGAGATTTCACAGAGCATGGAAGCTCATCAGTATCAGGGATTTTTAGAGATCGAGGAGACAGTTGGTCTTCTTGAGAATTTGCCGTTACGCGCAGAAGAAACATTGCTTATGACAATTATTTCTTCTGATATGCCGTACAAGGTTATTTTACAAACAAGAGTGATCCGTGTAAGTGATATTACACCTATGGAAAATACAGACGGTGCTGTATATAAAATGCACTTTGTTTCTAAAGAAACTTTTAATGCCAACAAAAGAAAAATAATCAAAGCCTACAACGGCCAAGTGCACGAGATTGCAAAAAGAGTATTCCAAACTTACTATGCTAAGATTGGTGGAGAGACTAAGATAGATCAATTGTATGGCCAAGACTTTACAATGAACTCTGCAAAAAGATACAATCTTAAAGAATCTACAATTGTTGAAGATAACTTCGGACAAAGAAAGTTTTATCTTCAAGATACTTCTTCTGCAACGGGTTTAACTATACCTGATTACACGCCACCGTATACAATGAATATGCTCGCGAGTATGGGATACAATACAAACGTTCCATCCTGTACTTATAGATTCTTTGAGACTCTTGAATCTTATTACTGGGTAACTGACGAATTCTTTATTCATAAACACAATGCCGGTAAGATTAAACACTTGTACTATGGCCCTCTTGGCAGCCTTGATCCAAATAGGCCTTTAGCTCAGCTCGAAAGAATTGAGCAGTTACAAATTGTTAATAAAGGTTTAGATACAGCTACTGATATTTTCTCAGGCGCTTATAGAAGCAAAGTAACAGAGATTGATATTGTAAGAAAACAAGTTACTGACTATAATTTTAATTACGATGAAGACGCTGATTATATGGATTTTAGTGGTAACCAAGCTCGAACGAGTAGTGAAGATACTCAGCCGCATACAAAAGCGTTTAGAGATGAAACATTTACAGAAGAAAATGCAAGAAATTTTGTAGTATATAAAGATTATCAAAGTATTGGTGATATTAGGTCGAACATTAGGTCGGAGAGATTTGTTCCTACGATTACACAGAACAGAGTTTCTTATTATCATCACTTAAATAATGTACAAGTAAAAGCCGCACTTAAGGGTAGATTAGATTTACGTCCTGGTGAAATCATTCAATTAGATATTGCTCAGTTGAATGTTGACTCTAAAAGAAATCAATCTCTTGGTGGTAAATATATGATTAAGACCACAAGCCATCAGATGAAACATGGAGAGCTTACAACTTCTCTTCTTCTGGTGAAGTTTGATTGGTCTGCAACTGATAGTAGAACGGATCAAGGAAATGCCTGATTACGGTATAGGAATACGCGACCCACTGTGGTTTGTAGGTGTTATTGCAAACACTGTTGACCCTCGTAAAGAAGGGCGAGTGCAGGTGCGCGCGTTTGGTATACACGGAACAAATAAAGATATACCTGATGACGAGTTACCTTGGGCTGTTCTTGTTTCAGGCGCCTATGACGCTAACGTTTTCCACGGCGCAAAGGTAAATAAATGGGTGTTTGGTTTATTCCTAGACGGAAGACATGCTCAGCAACCTATGATTATTGGTACAGTTCCAACACAAAATCTTGATGGGATTGATCCAGAAAAGAATGGCTGGGGAACTATTCCGCCAAGAGATGCACATCTTCTTGCTAAGGGATCTGAACCAGAAAGCATTGGTCAGCATGACGTCTCTAGACTAGCACGCGGTGAATATTTACACGAAACATCTCTCGTTGAATGGGAGATGGGTAGAGCCTTAAATGTTCAAGTAGCGGATTCTGAAGAAACATGGGATGAACCCGCACCAGCATATGATACCGAATATCCGCACAACAAAGTAATTGAAAGCGGTGTACATACTATTGAACTTGACGATACACCTGGCTCAGAAAGAGTTACTGTCTGGCATAAAGAAGGTTCCTATATACAGATCGATTCTCGTGGCACTGTTACCGAAAAATCTACATCAGACAAATATGAAATTATCGATAGAAAACAACACGTATTAGTTGGTAATGCAAGTACTGTAACAATTAATGGCGATGCGCGAGTTTATGTAAAAGGCCACAAGATCGAAGAGATTCAAGGTGATTTTAAACAAATTGTGCATGGTAATTATTATCTTGGTGTAGGTGGCCCTGAAACAATTATCAATGGATCTGAAAACCTACAGATGAGAGCAGGACAGGTCAAAGTAGAAGCCAACGTTGGATATATGTCTTTACTCGCAAAGAAAGAAACGCAGATAGAAGCCGGACAGGGTATCGGTATTCAGGCACCAAAAATATTTGGTACTGCGTCAGAAGAAATGCTTTGGCACTCAGATAAATTGTTTGCTATGGATTCAGCAGAAGACTTTAAGATCAAAGGTGCTGATGTAAGATTCCAAGGAACAGATTCATTTGATCTCAAAGGTGATGCTGAATTAAGAGTAAGTTCTGACGGTTATGTTATGGTTCGTGGTACTACTACATTTATTGACGACTTTGTTCGTATGGCTGAAGGCAGCGCAGATGCGGCTAGAGATGCGCAGGATGTCGCAAGACCAGCTGGTATGGATACTAATGCGCAACCTGTTAAAGCTCCAGAGCCTCCTGAGAAAGGTGTTAACCTACAAACAAATAGAGATACTGGATCTCGTGGTAGTGCTGGTGCGTCTTCACCTGACCATTCTGGCGAAACAGTATCGACCACAGAAACTGTCACACCAACAACCCCTGCAACTGCAGCAATGCAAAACAGCTTAACTCCTCTCCTGAATCTTATTGCAAGATTTGAAGGAGATCAGGATGGTGGGTATAATGCTATATCAGGATTGATTGATAGTGCGCTGCACCCATCTAGACCAATTACAACTATGACAATAGGTCAGCTTCTTCAATATCAAGAAGCTGTTGATAGCTCTTCTGGTTCAGAGGCTATGGGCAGATATCAATTCGTGGAAGATACTCTTCGCGGATATGATAACGACGACAACGATCCACCGCCTCCAGGTAATCCATTATATACAAGAGCAGGTCTAGGATTGGGCGATAAATTTAGTCCTATTAACCAAGATAAAATGGCTATAGTATTAATTAGAGGCCGTGGTCTTGACGGATATCTCAGCGGTGCTATGAATAGAACAGACTTTGCAAATGAACTTGCCAAAGAGTGGGCTTCACTTCCAATTGTAAACGGTCCAAACGCTGGCAAAAGTGTATACTCGAAACCGATTTTAGCTGACGGCCAACTAGTACAGAATAGAGCGAAGATAACAGTTGGAGAATTTGAGAGAGTTCTCGATGAGACTAAAGCAAACTACGAAACAGCTTCTACCACTGTAACTAATGAACCTGAATCTGGAGGTACCTATGACGTGTAAATGTTGTGGCATGGACCAATGTTTAAATCCTGGCCAAAAAATAGATACAACCACGAAGCTTTCTGGCGTAAACGGCAGAGGTGAGCTTACGATCAGTGCTCTAGATCAAATTGAAGCAAATTTTAGATCAAGCATGATTGAGGATACTTCAAGAAATGCTTTAATTCAATCTGCAAAAAGATTTCCAAACTTTTACGAATCTCTTTCAAGCTTTAACACTGACTTCTTAAAAAGAGATATTGCACAAACTTACATAAACGCGGGTGATAATGAGGTATTAGAATATAGATTAAATCGTGGTCCTATTACTCCTTTAGAATATGCTGAGTATTTAAGAGAGTTTAATCATACGCCTACTTCTATTGAAAACATTTACAATACAAAGCCGGCACAGATTGTATCTGAACTTAACTATTATTATACTGGGTCATCTTCAAATAGTATCCTAGGAAAGTTTTGCGCACTTATGCCAAATGTATTTGCAGCTATTGATGCTTTCTTCGATCTGCTCGACGATATCGACGGTTTGGTTCAGGATGCATTTGCATTCCTTGCAAAGATACGTAATGTTGAAGATGAAATTAAAGCATTCTTTGAAAAGATTAAAGTAAAAGCTCTTATCGAAGCAATCAAAGAAAAGGTGGAAAAGGCATTTCAAAAGATCGTCAAGCGAGTAGAGAACGCTATTAAGAACTTTAGTGTTGAGAATGTTATGGGACAAATCGAAACATTTGTCAACGACAAAATTGTAAAAAGAATTACTCAGCTTAAAGAAGAAATATTAGAATTCTTTAGTGAAGAAAATATTAAGAATCTAGGAAAGAAACTTAAAGCACAGATCGATTATGCTATGAGTGTTTTCGAGAATCCATCTATCGAAGAGGTACAACTTTTAATTGCAAAAATCTGTGGATTGATTACTGGCATTGAAGGAGTGATTAATAAACTAAAAGATCCTCTCAATGACTTCTCAAACCGTTACGAAGAAGTGTTTTATACGCTAAAAAATGTATCAGATAGGGTAAAAGGTGAAGCTATTAGAGCTGGAGCTATCAGATTAGATGATGAGGTACGCAAAGAAAGAATAAATAACTCAAGAGAGAGATTTGAACAACAAGGTAATGTACCGCCTCCAACAACTCAAGAGTATGAAGGCGTGCCAACTTGGGAAGAAATTAAAGATAATAATCATCCTAAGATTGGTATTCAAGGTGGTTGGATTGCGGCTCTTGGAAGTGCTGGATGGACCCAGACCGATAGAGAAGTAAAAGCCATGCTAATGGCGCTTCAGGCTAAAGCCGGTAGGCGTCTTATCGTAAATAGCTGCTGGAGAAGTACGCAGTATCAGAAAATGCTTTATGACGCTGGTAAAACTAATACACTCAACAGCCTGCACACGAAGGGAACGGCTTTTGATATTAAATGGGCCGGCTGGAACAGAGAAACCACGCCGGTTTCAGATGAAGCTTATGATTTCATGGACTTAGCAAAAGAAGTAGGCTTTAGAGGGTTTGGACGATATAAAGGATTTATTCATATTGATTACGGCCCAACAAGACTTTGGAAGTCTGAACAATTTAGGGAACTAGAAAGACAACAATTAGGTATTACGTCAACATGACAATAAAACTATTAACAGGTAGAACAAAAAAGATCTCCATATATTCCGATTTTAAAAAGGATATGGAGAAAAGCCCTGTGTCTTCTGACATTACAGTGCGCAAAGACGAAGATTCTGTAAAAGAAGCAATTAAAAATTTATTACTTACTGACCGTGGTGAAAGATTGATGCAGCCAAATCTTGGTGGTCATCTCAAAGCCATGCTATTTGAAAATATAACGCCCGGCGTTTTAAAAACAATCGAAGACCAAGTACGAACAACACTAGATATTTACGAGCCTAGAGCTGAATTACTAGATGTATCAGTATCCTCTCTAGTTGATGATAATACTGTAAGAGTTCGTGTTGACTTCATGATACGCAACCAAGCAAACCCAATATCAGTTGACGTATTTCTAGAGAGGACAAGATAAATGGCATCTAAACTCAAGATTAATGAATTAGATTTCGCAACAGTGAAATCGTCACTGAAAGAATATATGAAGAGTCAGACGCAGTTCAAAGATTATAACTTTGAAGGCTCTAACATGAGTGTTCTTCTTGACGTATTAGCATACAACACGTATCATAATAACTTTTATTCTAATATGGCACTGAACGAGATGTTCCTCGATTCGGCGGTACTTATGAACTCTGTTGTTTCTCATGCTAAGGAACTAAACTATCTACCAAGAAGTAGAAGATCTGCAAAGGCTGCTGTTAAAATCACAATTACAAACGACACGCCAGGAATTCAAACTATTCCAATTCCAGAATATACTCAGTTCCAATGCGTATATCAAGGTGAAAACTTTGAGTTTGTTACAGACAAAGGTTATGTTGCTAAAAAGGTTGCAGTCAATACATTTGTTGCAGATAATGTAGAGATCTTCGAAGGTCAAATGCTTGCAAGCTTTGAACGTGAAGGTTATTTTGTTGATGCTGACGGTATTCTTCGTGTTATCCTCTCAAACGAGAATGCTGATACAGATTCAATCGTTGTATTTGTTGACGCCGAAGAAACAGAAAACCAAAACATATTTGTAAGAAAGAATGATATTTTTGGTGTAGGACCAGACGATAAAGTATTCTATGTAGAACCATATTTTGATGGAAGATACACAATATACTTTGGTAATAATAGATTCGGTTCGCAGCCTCTGGAATTTGAGGATGTTCGAGTAAGATACAGAATTTGTTCTGGTGAAGAGCCAAATGGCGCTGACATATTTAGTCTTGAATTAAATAGTGGTACTGCTGTTGTTGAAACAATTCATGCAGCAGAAAACGGCGCTGAAAGAGAATCTCTTGAAAGCATTCGTTACTTTGCTCCAAAAGCATTACAGATTCAAGAACGTGCAATTACTACGTCAGACTATGAGGTTTTACTTAAACAAAACTTCCCAGAAATTAAAGCGGTTTCTGCTTACGGTGGTGAAGATCTTACACCTCCGAAGTTTGGCCGAGTTGCTATCTCGGTTTATCTTGGTGAAAGAGAAGACAGTCTATCACAAACATTGTCTGCAAGATATATTGAGTTCTTAAGAGAAAGATCTCCTGTTGCAATTGAACCTATCTTTATTGAATCTGAATTCCTATATGCTTGTTTGTCTATCGACGTTTATTACAATTCAAACCTTACAAGTAAATCTCCAGACCAAATAGAAACGGAAATCAGAACTGCTATTACGACTTATAGTAATACCAATCTCGATGACTTTAATACAACACTCCGTGTATCAAAACTTGGCGGCAATATCGATGCTGTAGACGAATCAATTCAATCTAGTGAGATCGATGCATGTCCGTATATCTTGTATTCACCTGCAAAAGGTGTATCAGCAAACCCATCATTTAAGTTCTTCGCTGAACTAGTTAAACCGTATCCTTTTGATGATACAATTGGATTTGTAGATTATAAGCCTGCAATTAAAACCGGTGCTTTCACATATGATAATACACAGGTTTATATGCAAGACGATGGTAACGGAAATATTCAAATTGTAACAAACGACCCAGTAGATCCTAAGGTTATTCTGCCAAAAACTGGTACAGTAAATTATACTACTGGTGAAGTTAACTTGACAGGACTTACAGTGCAAAACTATACCGGCGCTGGAATTAAAGTAATGGCAACAACAAGACGAGACGACATTAAGTCACCTAATGGAAGAATCTTCTTTGTCCGAGATGAAGATGTAACGATCAACATTAAACCGATTAAGATAGCATAATGGCGAAAATCGAGAAAAATATTGCTCATCAGATCCAGCTGCAGTTTCCTGCAATTTACAGGGATGAGGGTCACGAGCTTGTAAAATTCGTAGAAGAATACTATAAGTTTCTAGAAACACAAGCTAATATGTCTGTGTACAATAACAGGCGTTTGTTTGAATACCGTGACATTGCTACAACTCTATCTGAAATGATTATATTCTTTCAGAAAAAGTTTCTTGCAGATCTACCACTCGACGATGTAGGTACGGTCAAGTTCATCGTAAGAAATATTATGAGCCTTTACAGAAGAAAAGGTTCTGAGAGCGGTATTATTCTTTTCTTTAGAATGTTCTTTAAAGAAGATGTGGAGATCTATTATCCTGCATCTAATATTCTAAAGCCTTCTGATTCTTCCTGGAAAACTGGTACATATCTTCAGTTATTTCCAAACAACGCAGAATTCCGTTCACCAGCAAATACATCTATTATATACGAATATGATTCATTAGCAGGTAAGAACATTGTTGGTAGTATTTCTGGTGCTAGAGCTGCAGTAGATAAAATTAACTTTATTATGTTAAACAGAACTCTTGTTCCTGTAATTTATATTAACGATGTTAAAGGTACATTTATTAAGTTTGATGATATTATTACAAGAGTAAATGGTACCGATATTAAGTTTGGTCAAGTGCAAGGCTCAGCCTCTTCTATTGCTATCGATCAGAGTTCGCCTAGAACTACAGATAATAATATCGGTGATATTTTTGACTTTACATCTACTCTTGGTAAAGGTGGTAGATGTATTGTTACAGAATTGCAAGATGAATTTACAGGTACAATCTCATACACAATTAAAGATGGCGGCTTTGGTTATACGGTTGCTGAAACAAGATTGCACGTTTCAGATCAAGTAATTATTTTAGATAATGCAGACCAAGACTTTATAATTGAAGAAAGACTTAGAGACGCAAGTGGTAACGAAGGTTTTGTAACTGGACAAAACCCTGCTGCTGTTGGTGTTAAGATGAACGCAGGAAACGAGTTTGATGGTACAGCGATCTCAACACTCGATAGAACACCAAATATTACTTTTCAACCAGCAGATTTTTCTTTATCAGAATTAAATAGCTCCTCACCCGGCAGTCTATTCCCAGATACTGCTGATCCCGATGACGTACAAGTTACTTTAAGTAATGTAGAAAATATTGGTCTTATTACAGATATTATTGGAAACTTTTTAAGTGTTCCAATTAATTCTACAAATTATAACGCAGTACCACCGGCTCTAGTGGCCATGTCTGGTGCAGATCCAACACCTGCTTTAGATTCTGTTATTAACGAAGCATTCGATCTTACGCCGTTTGATATTGGTAAGGTTAAAACTCTTGTTAATGTTAATCCAGGTGCATCATATGAAAACGACGTGTTTGCTATTTTGAGAGATCCAGTAATGGAAGCTTTTGAAAGATTCGATCAAAACCTTGTTCTTTCACAATTTAGTGCTAACTTTGATATAGGCGACACGGTTACGCAAGGTTCAGTAACAGGCGAAATTATTGGTTTTGATTCTACAAACAATGTTTTACAAATAAGACCGTATGCTTATTATGGATTTACAGCTGGTTCAATTGTTCATGAAAACAACTCGTACTCTGTAATTACAGCAGAAAGAAATTATGATTCTAAAAAGTTTGGTGAGAACGCTCTTGTAAATACACTTACTGAATTCTCAATCGGTCGTATCAATAAAGTAAAAGTAATCAATTCAGGCTTTGGTTATATTGACCAAGAAACTGTTTATCTAAGAGATGCTAATACCGATGTTGTTGCACAAGGTACTCTGAGTGCTCTGGAACAAGGTGTAACAGAGGGTTACCACGGAAACTTTAATTCTCATATTAAGCCTGAGAATAAGATTAGAGATAATGATTACTATCAAGAATTCTCTTATGAGATTCAAGGTGTTGTTGATCCTGTTGAATACGGAGATATTCTGAAAAGAACTGTACACCCTGCAGGTACTAAAACATTCAACAAGTTTGTTTATAAAACTAAAGTCAAAACAAATATTGGATCTAAATTTGCATTAACACGTAAAGATGATTATGTTGTCGGTGGTCCACCGGTTGTTGGGCCAGGACAGAGCGCCAACACTTATGCCGTAACATCTGATAAAACAGACATTACAGTAGACAGCAGCATTCTCAAGGTTGACGCATTATAATAAATAACTAAAAACTTAGGAGCTGAAATGGCAAGGCAAAATATTAACATCGGCGTAACGTCGAACGACGGAACAGGAGATCCGTTGCGCGATGCTATGGATAAAGTTAACGGCAACTTTATTGAGCTTTACGCCAACGTCGCAAATATGTTTGACGGGTCTTACACAAGTTTGTCCGGCAAACCAACTATTCCTGCAACATTACTTGATCTTAGTATCACTGAAGGTACTGCAGGACAAGTTCTATCTACAGATGGAGCAGGCACTTTTACATTCGTAGATGCTTCAGCAAGTAATGACGCTGCTGTTGACACTCACTTAAATACAAGTACTGCAAGTAACAATGAAGTACTAAGTTGGAATGGCAGTGACTATGCGTGGGTTGCACAATCTGGTGGTGGCTCAACATATACGGATTCAGATGCAGTTGACGCAATTCAAGCAGTAAACCTTGATATGGGTACTAACGATATTACAACAACTGGTAAAGTTTATTTCGCAAACGTCTTTCCAGACACAAACTCACTTCCAAGCGCTGCAACGTATCACGGCATGTTTGCTCACGTTCATGCTACTGGTGCAGCATATTTTGCTCACGGCGGTGCATGGGTACAGCTTGCTAATAATTCAGACTTGGGTGGAGGCGGAGGAGGTGGTTCATCTCTACAAACTCGTTCAAGCGCAACAGGTACATCTTCATCTTTGAACAATGACGCCTCTGCAAATATAGAAATTACTGGTTTTAAAGGTTATGCTTTGCTAAAAATCGAAACAGACAGAGCAGCTTGGGTAAGAATTTATACTGATGCCGCGGCTCGTACAGCAGATGTAAGCAGAGTTGAAACATCAGATCCTACGCCAGACTCAGGAGTAATTGCCGAAGTTATTACAACAGGCGCGGAAACAGTAGTTATCTCTCCAGGCACTATCGGGTTTAGTAACGAGAGTACACCTGATACAACAATCCCGGTGAGAGTCACAAACAAATCTGGATCTGCATCAACAGTACAAGTTACCCTAACAGTTCTCCAGCTGGAGGCATAGATGGAAGAACCAAAACAAGAATGGATCGTCACTCTTCATCGTAAAGAGGATTTAGAGGATTTCTATAATGATATGGAAACTCCTGGCGGTAACCTGTACATTCCAGATAGAGAAGTAGAAGTTTCTAAACGCAGAACTATTTCTCGCAATACTCATTATATGCTAACTAGATCGGAGGTTGAACTTGTAAGAGCCGATGATAGAGTTTGGGATGTTGAGTTAGCAGAATTGATTGACATTACTACAAGACCGTCATATAAAATAGAAAATGGAGAATTTTCTAAGTCTTGGGCTGGAGATGCAGATGATATTAACTGGGGATTGCTTCGCCAATCAGAATCATCCAATAGATCTGGCTGGGGTGACGGTGGTACTACACAAGTCATTAGTGATTTAACAATTACATCTTCAGGAAAACATGTTGATGTTATTATTGTTGATGGACATATTGATCCAGACCATCCAGAGTTTGCAGTAAACCCAGATGGTAGTGGTGGTTCAAGAGTAGTACAGTATAACTGGTTCCAAAACGATATCGGTTCTGGAACAGGAACCTATCAATATGACCGTTCAGGTTCTTATACAAACGCAATCGACGCTGTTGATAACGATCATGGTTGTCATTGCGGCGGAACAGTAGCAGGTAATACTCAAGGCTGGGCTAGAGATGCTAATGTTTATAATATTAGTCCATATAGTACCAATCCAAACTGGACT